AAGCTCCTACAAATGCCATAGCATCTTCGAAGTTCCAAGTAGATAATTCTACGTCGGTTATTGTTTTGTACAGATTTAAAGACATCTAGCACTTCTGTCTACGTGTGATACTACCATTCTCATCACAATCAATTCCGTAACATCCCCATAGTTTATAAATACAAATATACGAAACTTTTATTACAATTCCAAATTAATAACCAGTAAATTGTAAATAATTTGGTAAATAAAATTTTAAATTTTTAATTTTTTTAGAACCAAGCATTACTGATTTTTCGTTTGAACGCTTTAAATTATCTATATTACCCATTAATCTCCAATCTATATTAACAGTATTATAAAAAGTATCTAATGAAAATTTTTTGTAATCGTTTTCATTTACTTCATATATAATAGAATCATCATCATTAATTCTTTGTATAAAATATCTAACAATATATCCCCTTCTATAATCGGTAGGGGTTGGTGTTGGGGCATGTGTTCTTATTGTTTGTGTTTGTATAATCGGTTTTCCTTGACCTTTTAATAAATCCGTATATTCTATTTGACTAATTCCCATATTATTGCTGTTGTCTATATTCTCCTTGAACTAAGGTTGTCCATTTCATACTTTGAATAGTATGCTCAATTTGTGTAACTTGGAATAATCCGTGATTTGCATATTTTTCAGGTATTCCAATTATATTAAATGTATCCCCTCTCCTAATTCCGCTTTTTCCTAAAATTGTAAACGAATATTTTATAGGTAATGGATGTGATAATCTACCACCACCGCCAGATGAAACACTCATAGCGTTTACCTTAAGTATATTTAAATACTTAGTATCTCTACAACAATATATTCTAAATTTTTCCTTAAATAGAGCAGGTGTATTCATAAAATCTTTTAAATCATCCTGTGTTATTGAATTTTGCTGAGGATTTGGTACTACATCTATTTTTTCTAAATTTGTTGAAATATTTGTTGCTATTTGGTCAAGCGCTGCTTTATCAAATTCTTCAACTGCTGTTTTAATATCTGTTTCTTCTTTTTTTACAAGTGCATCATCTGTGGTAATTGAAGCTTCTAACGCTTTAATTTCAACATCTAATTCATTCATTTTTTTCGTGCGTTCGGCTTCTGTTAAATTTCTATCATACGATGTGGATGCTCTTTCATTTCTTTTAGCAGTTAAAGTTGTTCTACTTGCATCTAATTTTTTTATTGTTTCAGCATTAGCTATTTCTCTATCTACTAATGCCTGCTTTTGCTTTTTTTGTTCATCCGTTAATGTATCAACGGAAATATTATCTAATGTATTTGTTAATTTCCTTTCGGTTGCATCTCCAGATGTTCCAGATGTACCAGATACACCAGATGTGCCAGATGTACCAGCCTTACCATCGGAAGGAGAGCCTGGTATTGGAACATACTTACGCATAAATGCATCTCTAGCTGATGTAAAAACTCCTCCCAATTCTAAATTTGGTTGAGATGGATTAGTTGATAATGCTAATCGTTTTGATATAATTTGACTGGTTGTTGAACCAGGTATATCTATATTTAAATTAGCATCTAAAAATCTAGAATCGGCACCACTATGTACAAATTTTACGGGAGGTGAGTTGGGGTTCTTTCCTATCCAATTCTCATCAATTACCGTATAAACCACAGTTTGTTTATCAACCCCACTTTTCTCTTTAGCAGCTAAACTTTTTTCAACTATTTGGAAATTCCAAAAGCCATCCACAGCTGAACTCATTTCATTTAATAGACTTTGTAAAACTTCACGTATTGTTTTATTTGTATCATCTAATTCTTTTTTAAGTAATTCAAAATTAATATATAAATTTTCTAATTTTCCCCAATAGTTTGCTTTTTCGCTAAATCCGTTTGTGGCTAGTTCTGTAGTTTGTGTGAATGATTTATCACCTATTGATAAATCAACTAATGGTTCTCCATCATTTAGATTTGATAAATTTTGTTCCATAAAAAATTTACTAAAATCCGGAATCTTTCCAGGTATTACCAATGCTTCTGGTTTACAAGAATATATACCAGGAAACGAACCAATTGGTGTATCTTTTATATCTAATTTAGTATTAATTTGTCTACCTGCTACTACATAAGCTTGTATCGATGAGTTTGCATTAAGTATATCCACTACTTTACCAAATCTTACATATTTGTTTTTTGAAAATAATTTTTCTTTTGGAAGCATCAATCCACCTGCTAATTCAATTTCAGTTGCATTAACCCCAGCTGCTACGTTTGCTATTGCAGCAGTATTACCCCCACCAGTTTTATCTGCCGATGCTGTTACCGGTGTAGTTGCTGCAGGTGCTGGTTGTATTGGTTTTTTTGTATATGTTGTTGCAGTATATGATGATGCGGGCCATGGGTTTCTTTCTAACTTGCCTACAATTAAATACTTCTTAATAGCCTCATTAATTTCCTCTGCAGTTAGTGGGTCACCTGCCTTTATTTTAGCTTCAAGATAATCTTCCCACAATGAATCAATTATAGCACCAGGAGGTATGTGAGGTGGTACTGCATATTTTTCAACTTGTGTTTGGTATTCAAATATTTTTTCCGCAATTTCTTCTAATTTTTTAGGATTAAACCCACCAGCATCCACTATTTCTTTTCCAGATACATTAGCGTTAGTAGGTACTATTGGTGTTCCTGATGGTAGTTGTTCTCCCGATGCATCTCTACCATCTCTAAAATTTGATATTTGTACTTCTATAACAGGATCAAAATTTATAAAATCTAAATTAGTAAAATATTGACCATTACTTATTAAATCTCTAACAAATGTAGTTTGTCTTACTTTTGGTAAATCATTAAACATTTGCTTGAAACGTCTTTCAGCCATTTGGTCAGATGCTTCTAAATTTAATTCAGTAACTCCAAATGGTGGAATTGAATATTTGTTACTAACCTTTCCATCTGCTATTACTTCTATATTATTGTGGGATTGTAAATATGTTGGCAATCCTGGCGCTCCTCTTAATTTTATATTAATATCAAATAAATCTCCGTTTGAAGTAACCGTACCTCCTACTATGAATCCCAAAAATGAATCGTAATCACCCTGCGTAGCAATTCGTTTAGCATGTAAGCTGTCTTGGTCTAAACTATATTTTCCAGCATCATCTACAATAGTCTTGGCATTCATTGGTATCAACCCACCCACACCTAAATCAGTATTCCAACCATACTCTATAAAAAGAGAATAGCCGGGCTCCATTATGTACGTTTGTAATACTTCAACCTGAGCTAATGTATATGCTGTTATTTTTATATCGCAATGTCTTGATATTTGGTCTTTACCTTCTTTTACATTTATGGCTGTTACTATTGGAGATGGTTTAAATGGAATATCACCTACACCATTACTCGTTGATGCATATACAGCTTTGCCTCCCCAATTTACTCCAATTGTACCACTACCTACCGAATCTCCATAAAAAGTAGGTTCGGTTAAACCGGCTGCGGCAAAAAGCTTCCAATCTGGATTTGATGTCATAATCAATCCCGTACCAGCTCCAGAAATAATTCTAACAAAACAATTTAACTTAGATGCTTCAATTGAATCTTTAGACTTTATACTTGCTAAAATGATAGGGTCTATATTTGTAAGCTTTGGAAACATTTTTATATTTTGTTTTCGTTATTTACGATTTCTATGTATTGTATTGGTATTCTAAGTATAGTTCCATCTGGAAAAGAAAACTTAGCATCATGTATATTATTCGCACTTGCTATTATCCACCAAAGAGATGAATTATTATAAAAATAATTAGCTAATGTATCTAATCTATCACCAGTTTCAGTAGCAACATAAACATCAGTTTCTCTTAATGGTATATTTGCATATCGTTTAGCTGTATAAACTACTCTACCATCTTTGGTTCGTTTAGTCGTATTTCTTTCATATCTACTTCTCATATTATATTTTTATTTATTTGTAGAAAGACCAATTAATTAGCAACCGATGTACTCAAATCAGGCCCAATATTATCAGAAAATCCTGTATATGGTTCTCCATTTCCAAAATATAATTTACCAGTTTTTCTTTGTTCATAAACTGTTCTTTGTATTTTTTCGTTAGGTGGTGTATATGGTATATTTGTTTTTCTAAGTTTTTGTTGCTTTTGAATATCCAATGCTAATTCAGTAGAATCCTGTGGATATGGGTCTCCTCCTTCTTGTTGATTTAATTCGGATTTCGGCTTTGTCATATCCGGTGCTTTATCTTCTTTAGTTGTAGTATTTAATCCACCTTTATTATTTTGTAAATTTGCTGCTAATTCGCTAACGGTAGAGTAAGAATATAATTTTGCTCCTAATAGTGTAGGTTCTAATTTATTAGTAGTTGTATTTATTACATAATTATGTGTATTTGATTTTGCTTCTATAAATTTCAAAGTTATTGTAACTTCAACAATTTTTGGTAATCTATAATTTTGTAAATCTTTACCATTTAAACCAATTTCCCAAGGATAATTATCATCTATATTATATGACATGTTTTCAATAAAACATTCTTTATTTCTATACATGTCACCCATTGTAAATTTTAAAAATGGTGCAGTAATAGCACCAGCCGCACCTTTATATTCCTGTGGATAACATAAAGATGCTAAATATGATATTTTACTCCAATTGATTTTATGTTCAGCCGCACTGAGAGAAAATACTTTAAATGAAAATTGTACAGTTCTTTCAATACTCTGATATGTGTAAAGGCTGAATGGTGAACCTATAAATCTACTACTTTCCCAAGATGGTGAAAATTGTTCGCTTAAACCACTAATAGTTCCTTTAAATTGTACTTGTGTTGAATTACTAATCGATATAAACTTTAAAGGTATCATATCGGTTCTTTCATTATTTTCAGCTGTTTTAACCCCAGCTTCGGTTAAATCAAGATGCGATGGTGGTATAAGATTAATTTTATCTGTGTTGTTCGATGCTTTACTATCTGGAGTAAACACACCATGGTCACCATCTCTAGTCTTTTGTCGTGGAATATGAGAATACATCCAAACACCACTTTCTCTACCGTTAAGATATTCCGATTTATTTTGATTTTTTTCTTTTAAAAATTTAAGCTTTGTGGTTTTTGCTTCCTCCACATCTCCAGTAAATTCAATTAAATATTTTGTTGATAAATCAATTCTATCTTTTATATCTGTATCGGGCGTTTTATATACCGAAGTAAGAGTTTCGTTACGGAAATTTAAAGGAGGTTTACCAAATTGTCTTTCTCCTTTTACAGTATCACTATACTTTTTTAAAGATGAAAATCTAAGTGAAGGTAGCTGACTTTGTTGAAGTTCTTTAGCCATCAGCTGTGCTTTCTCACCTCCTTTAGATAATACTTTAACTAATTGATTTGATACAAATTTTTTTGCTTGTTGTTGTGCAATATTAATACCCTGTCCTATAACGGCGTTCTTAATTTGGTCCGGAGTACCAGTTGCATTTTTTGCTAAAAATGATGCTAATTTAGTTCCAGCTGATAAAGATTTTAATGTTGCTAATCTTTCATGTACTCTATATTCCTCACCAAAGCCAGGAATAGTAGATTTGAAATAAGGACTTGCATAAAGTTTGGATGGAATTAATACATCCGGAAATAAAGAACCTAATGCGTTTTTTATAGATGCACCTGCTTTTATAGCTGCCGATTTTGGATTAAATGTAGATGGTATTCCTAATAATCTAGATGCGCCAAATTGAACACCATCACCAACAACATCTCCTACAATTCTTGCGGCTGTTGCAGTTAAACCCCTACCACCAGTTCCAGCTTTCATAGCCTCACCTAATGAAGTTTGTTGTGCGGTTATTCTAAGTAAATCAGTACCATATAATATAGGTTCTGAAAAGTTTGTGAATGGTAGTAACCCTATCAATTCACTTTCAACTCTAGTTTCCGTAAATCTTTCAGCAGTTCCACCTAATCTTATTTTATTTATTAAAGGTACTGATGTTTTATTAAGTAAAGGACTTATTGTTGATATCTGAATATCCTTACTATTTCTAACAGCAAATGCTTCTTGTGGAGTTTTATCCCCAAGTCTATCGTATTTTTTGTTTTTAAATAATTCTTCTAAAGTTGGCATCTAATTATTTTTTATGTTAATGCAAAATTATTTCTAGTACTACGTTCCATTGTTGTAGCCACATTTGCAGTAACTTTATCGTTATCCATATAAACTCCAATTTTACCACCTGCCATATCCGCTCTAACACCTCTAAATTCATTTATTAATGCATTTATCATATTATTGTTTGATGATGCCACAGGTGATGCTGTTTGTATTACCGATGGTTGTGATTGTGATTGCTTTGAATTTGAAAATAAATCAGTTCCAGCTATTACTGAATCTTTGTTATTAAGTTGGATAGCTCCTTCAGGTCCGAATAATGTTCGTTTACCATACCCACTTTTACCCATACCAGCTGAAAATATGTCATTTCCAAAACTACTAGCCTTAGCGGCGGCCGCAAATAATGCACCAACCATAGTTGCTGCAATAACTGCACCAAGTATTGGTGTTTTTCCTTGTCCACTAAAAATGCTAGCTACTGCCCCCAACATACTTTTACCTGCAGCTTGGGCATCTGCTATTGCTGTCATTTTAGATATCGCAAAAGTTCTTATCTTATTAGCTAATATAATACCACTTAAGATAGCCAATGTTCCAAAAAATCCAACCAGTCCTGCTGTGCTGGATGCTATAAACTCAATTACTTTGGCTATTACACCAAATACATCAGCCATCGTAATTAAAATAGGCATTAATGATTGAAATGCAGGTAACATTCTTCCACCAATTTGTTCAACTGAACCAGCAATAGCATTTTTAAATTCATCCATTTGACTGGTGATTCTTTGTTGGGTTGCGAATTGTTCTGCTTTTTTCTTTAATGTAGAGTCATCCATTTCGCTAATATCAACTCCAGAATCTATAAGTGCTTGTGCATTTTCTAAAGTTTTTCCGCTCATTTTACCCAATTTATCTCGAATACCTAATTGTTTTTCGATTTCCTCCACTTCCATACCAGCTGCTTTAGCTAAGGCCATTTTAGTGTGATAATCTTTTTTAGTAAAATCCCCACTTTGTTCCAATGCATCTAATGTTGCCTCTTGTGCACCTAAAATGTCACCCTCATACGCTAATGCTCTAGCTCTACTAAGATTGAATTGACCACCAACAAAAGTTGCTGCTACTAATTCATCTTCAATACCAGCTTCAAAATCTAATAACTTTTCAGCATGTTTTCCAGCATCTTCCAATGAAGTACCTAACATTTTAGCCTTTACAGCAGATTGTATGAATAATTGTACATTACCTTTCATGTGTTTAGAAAGAACTCCAGCACTTTTTGACATATCTTTAAACATTTCAGCAGGAGATACACCAACTCCTTCTGCCAACTTAGCCGCCATCATTTGAGTGTTGGCCGCACTTGCTTCAGATAATCCACCTATTTGTTCAAACGATGCCTGTACTGCTGCGGAATCAACTGCGGTAATACCCATTGTTGCCTCCATAAGAGATAACGCATCGGTAGTACCTTGTGCAAAGTGGAACATATCACTTTGAGAATTAGCTAATTGATTTTGAACCTCATAAGCCTTCTCCATAGTAACCCCTAACCCTCTATATGCCAACCCAGTATGATGTACTGTATCATCAATTTCTTTGGTCATATTACTGGTGAATCCTGTATTCTCTTTATACTTTGCCGATGCCGCATCCATTTCCATAAATGCGTGCAACCCTGCCATTAATCCAGCTGCCATTAATCCAGTAAAAAATACACCCTTTCCAAGATTAGATACCATACTTTTTGTAAAATCCAAAGCTTCGCTTATTGGTCCGGGAAGATGGTGCATAACTTTATGCATTTGTTCATGTAAAGCTTTATGACGTTCTATTGATTTTTCTAATTTTTTATTTGTTTCATATAATAGTATAGCTTCTTCTTTTTGTTTTTTTGTAAGATGGGCAATACTTTTTAGAAATTTTTCTTTTTGTTGAGAATCCGTTAATTCTTTGTGATGCGTTGCTCCCAATTCTTCAGCAGATTTCATTACCTGTGCAGATAATCCTTCAAGTGTAGTTCTTCTTGCCACAGATCTCTTTAAAGCTTCACCTTCTAAAGTTATTTCGGCTTGCTTCATCTTTATAGTCATTTGAGCTACACTAGCTAAAATGTTTCCATCAACTACTTGTTTTTTTAACGCATGTGAAGCTTCGTGAGACATTGATGCCAACGATTTCAAAGTTTTTTCTTGATATTCGTAAGCTTCAGTTTGTTTTTGAAGTTGTTTGGTTTGCTTTATTTGCATTTCCAACTTCAATTTAGCACTAGCTAATGTTGTTTCTAAATCTCTTTTTTCAGAACCAGACGCAGCGGCTATTTTTTCATTTATTGAAAGGATTCGTTTTTTTATTTTTTCGTTATCCGCTAATAATTGATTAAGTTCTTCCTGCTGTTCTACTGTTAGTTTTTCTACCATTTATTTTGTGTTTCTACCAACTTTTTCCAATAATACCCATATCTTGCATCTTTTTAAATAGTTTAGGGTCTTCTTTTTTCATTTGTTTAAATCTTGGAATATAACTAGTTGCGATATTTTCCAATTCTTTATCTAATTGTTTTAAAACAGGGTCATTATCTATAACTTGCTGCATTGTTTGTGGTTTCTTTTTACCAAACCATCCCCAAAACTCATTTAAGTTAGATTCTGATATTTTATATCTTTTCATAATGTATATAGTTTAACATCTATAAATATCTTATAAATAAAAAAGTTAGGATTATCGTCTAACCCTAACTTTTGATGCTGATGCTGCTTTATTTGATTTTTCTATTTGTTCATTTTCTTTCTTTTTTGCATCAGCTAATTTATTATAATAGAACATTCTCAATCGGGTTGGCATTTGGTACAATTCCATAACAGTAAATCCGTTTCCGTAGTGTACCATATCAAATATTTGAGAATGTAGTTCTATACTATGACCCGGTGGTAGGCCAAAAAAAGCCAACCCCTAATGTGATAGGCGCCTCCTCCACCTCACCATCACTATGTGTATGAGTATAAGTCATATCCATATCCGGAGATATTTCTTTAACATGTTGTCTAAATGCTCTACTATCCAAAGCTCTCATATTATTAACAAACCTAGTAATGTGACCCATATCAGCGTTACCATCAACTGATTTAATCATATATCTCAAACGGGTTGTAATATCAGATGATAAATCTTTATTTAATTTTTTAAGAGCTTCAATTTCTTTATCAATATCATTTTCATCACCATGTGTAAGAATTTTAAATACTATTTTGTTCTTACCATGTGGAGTAATATATTCAAATTCATTTTTATTATTAAATAGGGATAAATCCACATCTTTGGTTTTAACCTGTGTTAAATCCATATTTACATTGATATAATCTCCTGTCTTTGATGAGTAGAATGAAAAATCGTATTCAGGTCCATAACCCAATACTCTTGTTGCTAAAAGGATTGCGTTCTTATCACCAATTATAATATCTTTTGGGTTTACATTATCCACTATAATAGATTCGAATAGTTTATCCAACACAACACCTTTTTTGATAAGGTTTGTAGAAGAAAGGATATCTTCTTCCTTTGCTGTCATTAATTTAATTGTAATCCTACCAGATGATAGTGGATTATCTTTTGGATATACCCTACCTTCCGATGGCAAATCCAACACTTCCGTTGGAAAATCATATTGCTTTTCGCTCATAACTTTATTTATTTTAAGTTTGTATATATAAATACATTAAATTAAAATTTTTGAAAATAAAAAACCCCCACCATTTCTGATGAGGGTTGTCCTTCGGTAGCATCCGTAAGGAATATTTTTAGAATTCTAATACTGCGTAATCATACGTTAATGTTAGTGTAATTGTCACAGGTTCGTTAGTTGTACTATATGCTAAATCTCCGAAGTTAGCTGCTTGAATGAATGCACCTTTCAACTTCCATTGTTCAATTTTATCACCAACCGGTCCTAATAGGTAAAAATCGATATCTTTTTTATACATTTCTGCATATCCATCTCTACCAGTAATAGATTCGTGTGATAAACGAACCCACTCCATTACTGCCTGTGCTGCGGATGGTACGATTGGGTCATACAAAGTAATTTCCAAATCTTGCCATTCACCTTTACCTTTCAACTTTCTATAAACGTTGATGTGGTCTATTTTTACAGTTTCAAATTGTATTGATGGGCGATTCGCCGCACTTACCGTAAATGATGGGATTGACGTATCAGTCAACTCCATAATATAACGGTTTTTCATTTTTGGTTCGAAGTTCGTATAGAACATCTTATCGAAGGATAGAATATCTGCCATTTTTATTGCCCTTTTATTTAATTATAAATATCTAATTTGTTTGTTTTTATATTATGCTGAGAAACTTGCTCCAGTTGGTAAGATGTTGAAATCAATTACTATGAATTCAGCTGTCTTAGCCGGTTGTAAGAAAATTTGTCCCGCCATAATATTTCTATCTATTACATCCGGAGTGTTGTTGGTTTCATCCATCACCACTTTGAATGCGTATAAACCTTGTCTTTGTTGAATTGTTTCCAAATATGGATTAACAGTGTTCAAGAATCTTCCTCTAGTCTCTGAAGTGTTTTGTTCGAATACTAAGTAACGAGAAGTAGATGCGATAAACTTCTTAACAGTGATAAGTAATCTTCTAACATTGATTCTATCTAAAGCGGATGCCTTATCTTGCAATGTCTTCTGTCCGAATGCTACAATACCTTGTCCAGGGAATGCTGCGATTGGGTTTACTTTGTTCTCATATAGAGTATCTCTTTCAGAATGTGTTAATCTATTCAATACACTAACTGCTCCTACAATACCACCTCTATTCAAACCAGCAGGTGCGAACCACTCTGCTGCCAATCTATCGTTAGAAGCGTAAACCGCTGGTAACAATGTAGATGGTGGAACAGTTGTAAGTTTGTTAGTATTTGTATCAATTGTTTTAACCCAAGGATAGTAAGTACCAACATAGTTTGAATCTACCGAATTAGCTTGGTCAGTTGCCAATGTAATCGAATCATCGTAATCGGTGAAATCAGCGATATAGAATGCATCTTGTCTTTCTTCAACCATATCAATTACTCTAGTAGTAATAGCTGGGTGTAATCTTCTTACAATACCAGGAGTTACCACCATATTAATATCATACTCATCAGGGTTTGAAATAGCTGCAATTGCTTTTGTATATGCAACTGAACCTGCTGATGTTGATGTAGAACAATTAAATCCTTGTGTGTTTCCAGTACCCCATCCAGTATCACCAGCTTTTAATATTGGTATAATTGGATTACTTCCATCAAATCCCATTTGGAATCCTAATACAAATTGTCTCTTAACCATATCAGATGAAACTGAACCGGTCATTACATAAGTTAATCCGTTTGCATCAAATGCGAATGCTACGTTAGAACCAGTCTCAGCGTTTGTTGGGATTGGTTTTAAGTAGTTTGCGTTATCTAATTTAACTCCGCTTGTTTCAAAATCAAATCCACTAAAATAAATTGGAGATGATGATGAGTTACCAGTAGAATTAGTTTGGTATGTTACAGCAGGTACTAAAAGTGATTCTGCGTTATTTGTTGCTTTAATTGGATTAGTATATGCTCCATGCCCAAATGGTGCTGCTGAAATTGGATTTGCTACACTATTAGTTGCCATTTCAACTCTCAAATATTGTGATTTGTTTGTATAATCACCAAATTCTGTCATTTTACCATCCAAACCAATTGTGAAATATCTATCACCAATTCTTCTAGCGATGTAGTTAGGAGAAGCAGGGTCTAAGTTTACATTATTGTAAGTTTCAACTACACTCTTTCTCTTATCAGTATCACCAAATGAACGGATTGTTACAGTAAATGTAGAATAATCAGTACCGCCATCTTCACCAGCTGCCTTTACATTAGAAATACCAACTTTAAATTTAGTATTATATAAAGTACCATGTCCTAAAGTTACAAATTTAAAAAGGTCATATCTCTCACCACTAATTAATTGTGATTGAACAAATGGAGTTTCTGCGGCTTGTGCATCAAATGCAAAATCTTGTGTTGGTAATACAACACCACTTATTACAATATTATTTGCACCAGAACCAGTTGTTGCAGAACCTGTATAAAATGATGCTACATTTTCAAAATAATTATATACATAAGCTGCTTTAGTACCAAGTGGAGATTCACCAAATACATCCGCTAAATCATTAGGGTTTGATGGTAAGATTGAAGCTGATATGTTTAGCGAAGTACCAGTTGCTCCATTAATTATAAAAGAGCCATCATTAACACTATCACTTAATACAGTTGCTCCAGTAAAACCATAGTTTTGAATACCATTTTTTGTTGAGTGTAATACACCAATTAATTTTGTTCCTAAACTTTGATTTTGAGAACCACTAGCAAAAATAGCTAAAGACCCGGTTTGTTGGTATCCACCAACTCCACCAACCCTTACGATTGTTGCTACTCCAGCTTCTCTTAAGTAGTTTTGTACTGCATATTCAGTATAATAAGTCCCATCAGGTGTTCCGAATATACTTTCGAATTCTGATTGTGTTCTCACAATGGTTGGAACGAATACAGGTCCTTGCTTAAAAGGTCCTATGATTGCTGCTCCAATTTCACCAATTCCTTGCGCTAAGAAGGATAGGTCATTTTCTCTTGTGAATACGCCAGGTGATACGATTCTTTCTGCCATTTTATTTCTCCAATTTGTGTTTTAAGTTTGTATTTGCTAGTTGTGAAATACAGATATAAATATAAAGAAAATATCCAAAACATAATATAATGCTTTGGATATTTAAACTATACCATTTTTTATATTATTATCGTGCTATTGAACCAGAATTAGAACCAGATACAGGTGACCAAGGTAAATCTATTTCGTTTACATCTTGAACAACTCCTCTACTAGCTTCAATTGCTTTTTCGATTCTTTCACTAATATGAGGCCAATAGTTTGTTGGTGTAGAACCACTAACGTGATTTTTAATCCAACCTAAAACTTCAGTTTCGGTTAAAGATGAATACTCTACAAAGTTATCAGGGTTTACCGAATTTAATGAAAATGGGGTTGCTCCCACAAATGTACCAGATACTCCATCAGAATCATCTGTACCTATGCATTCCCATCTTGTTCCAATAATAACATTTTCTAAATCGTTATTATTTGCTTTTTTTAAGGATGTTATTTTCCAAGTATAATTAATTGCCATTTTGTTATTGTTTAGTATAAATATATTAAATTATAAATTAACTATTATCATGCCTTATTACTGTAAAATTAAAATCTTCACATAATTTTTCTGCTAAAAAATAATTACTACCACTCCATGCATTTAATACCGTTTCAGGAACTTTCCATTCTCCATTTGTTACAACAACATCTGGAATTGCTACTGATTCTCTATTAGGATTTCGATACTTTAATTCATATCTAAGTACACAATCATCGTATTCTAAATCATATCTTAGTACATTTGTAAAAATAGTGTTGATTGTTTTTCCAAATATAATTTTATCTTCTATATGTGTTGTCATTTTATTTTGTTTTATACGTCTTGTAATACTGTTGCTGATTGGATTACATTTCTTTCCATTAAATCTGCTGCTATCTTTGATTTTAACAAAGGATATGCTTTTGCAAATATGTTATCACCTTCCAATGCACTAAAATCAGGTACTTTCTTTTGATACTCTCTACCATCTATAATTTCCGTTTCAATTCTAGCCATTTCTATTGAATGCCAATGTGGTATTGCATCTACTTTTGCAAGAAATCTTTCTTGAATAGGTGCACCCATACGATTAGAAATGTTTGTTTCTAATAATCGTGCCGTTTCTTCATCTTTAAAAATACTCACATATAATTCCAATGCACCTTTGTTTCTATCCACCACATATCGGTGAATTCTAACATAAGCGCCATCAGTTATACCTTGTGATGTTCCTATTTGTGCTGCTATTTTAATTGCCATAGTTCTTTCTTTTTATATATATAAATATATTGTGGTTTATTCAAACCCCAATTTTTCTCTTAAATTTTTTATTTCAGCTCTAGCTTCATCCAATTCACCTTTTAGTTCTTTAATAGCTTCCAATAGTAATGCTGGAATACCTCTATCTCTAATTGCCAAATATCCATCTTCACCGGCTCTAACTAAATCAGGAACTATATCCTCAACTTCTTGTGCTATAAAACCAATATCATGTCTTAGATTTGTAGTTTCGTATTCATCAGTACCTTCTCTCCAATCAAACTCAACCCCTCTCATTTTCATTACTTTTTCTAATGAGTTTTGTAAAGGTTTTACATTATCTTTTAATCTTCTATCCGAAGGAGAACCATACGCAATGATATTGTTTGATGCAATAATTACACCATCATATCTTAAGTTGATGTTAGGTCCACCACCTCTATTACCACTATGTATTCTTAAACCATAAGATGCTCGTAATGCTAAGTAACCATCATTCAAGTCACAAAGGTCACCATCATCAGATACCCATACACCACCACCACCATAGTTATCAAAGTTTGAACGAAGTACATAAGGAGTACCCAAAGTATCATCATTCAAATAGTATCTCTGCCATCTTGAAGACCACCCGCCCCATCTTATAAGGTTATCACCATCTAATCCTAAGTTGATAGCGTAGTATCCAGATTTATGGAATGACATGAATGCTCCGTTATTACCAGTAGAATATGGTTGACACATTGCCGAATCGGTTTGTGTACCATAGTATCCTCTATTGTATAAGAAGTATAATCTTGATGTTGTTGTAAAGTCGTATGTAGGTAAACAATATTCTGCTCTGTTATTAGAGTCAATCATTGCTTTCCAACCACTATTACCAGACCAAGAGTTTCTGAACCATAATCTATCAACAGGTCCACCAACTAACTGCCATCCATATCCACTATTATAAGAGTTTACATAGTGATATGATTGAACACCTACCCAGTGAGAAGTACCAGGAGGTTGGTTAGCGGGGTTTGACCAAGTATCAATATCACCACCACCCCAATCCATTACCCAGTTGAAGTCCGTTGTACCCCAACCCATTGCACCTGTCCAATAGTTTCTATCTCCAGTATAATCCTGTGGTCTTCTCCAGTTTGATTTACCTGTAATTGAAATGTTACCTTTACCTCTATCTTCTAATCCCAACCATTGAGAACGAGCATTCGGGTCCATATAGTAACCGGTATCATTTCTATCATAATAAATGTATGCTCTAGCATCGTTCATATATGTAATACGATACAACTCCATGTGAGCGTTACCATATTCAATACGAATCTGCCAGTTACCAGAACTATTCAACATACCAAATCCACTACCATCCCAATATCCAGAGTATCCTCTTAAATCAGATTCGTAGTTATTGTACATTACAACACCACCATATCCATATCCACCACCGGCTGATTTCCAATATCCATTATTGGTGTACCAGTGCATTCCTCTATTTTGATTGTAAAGACCGTGTCCGTTTGTGTTATTTCTAAACCATCCGTTTACATAAAGGTCATAGAAAGTTGGAGATGCATCGGTTCTAACATTTTGGTTAGCCCAGTTAGATAACCAACCTAAATAAGCAGTGTAATGGTTACCATCTACTGCAAATTGATGAGGTTCTGAACCAGAAGGTCTTCTAAATATCCAATATCCCTCTTGCATTTTTTGGAAATACATGTGGGAACTATGCCATTGTATTTTGTTGTATTCACCAGTCCAACCACCACTATCACTATATAACATGTGACCAGCGTTGATGTAAATGTTATTAGCGTTTACAAAGTTTAATCGGTTTGTAGAAGCAGGGTCACAATAGTATCCACTATTATTTGTATCATAGAAAATAGTTGCGTAAAAATCACCACCACTTCCTAAGTACATATTTCCAACCCAATAGTTGTACATTGCTACTCTATACCCATTAAGGTACATTTCATTTACGTTGAAATAGAAGTTACTTCTATCAGTATAAATGTGAGCGTGTCCAGAGTTTGCAGGTCCAAATTCAATATATCCATAAGGGGTATTGTGTCTATAACCCCAAGAACCACCTGCTAAATAGTAACTACCATTACCATAATCCATTGATGATAAACGAGAACGTCCAGCTGGGTCTACAAAGTATCCAGAGTTATTTCTATCATACATTATTGGTGACCATATTGAACCAGGTACATGGAATTCAGAGCCATAAAAATACCCACTACCTTCAATATTACCAGTTCCAGTTGCTGATATATATGAATCAAGGTTATAAGTACCGGCCATAGATTGGAATACAATCCTACCAGTAGAACCTAATCTAATTCTATCATGTATTGTTGATGTATCAACATCATTACCTTTGAATAATAATAATTCAGATTGGTCAGAAGTTCCCCATAATCTTTCAACTAAAGCAGTGTGGTTATATGAACCAGGTTCATCACCAGTAACACCTCTAAAGTAAATACCTTGTGAAGAATTATTAGCTGGCGTTATTTGAATACCACCAATACGAGATGTACCATTCGGGTCTACATAATATCCACTATCATTTGCATCATAGAAGATAGTACCATATATAGGATATCCACTATAAACATACGAACCATAAATTTCCCAAGTTGTAGTACCACTTGCGTTTATACCACCACCCATATTAAAGTGTAATCCAGCAGTTGAACCATTTACTCTAAAGTTTGCCCACTGTCCACTATCCAATGGTGATATCCAAATCATTTTGGTATTATCATTGTTTTGGATTTGTAATGCGGATGTCCAAGCTCCAGGGTATGACCCATAGTTGTATTCACCAAACCCATCTTGCTTAATTGTAAGTGCTCTTGTTGCTGATGATGTACCTGTTGTATTAACTTTTAGATAACGAATGTTTGTGGTAGCGTTAGGGTCTACATAATATCCAGTATCATTATAATCATACATTATTGGTGAACGCATCTGATTGTATGCGTAGAAAATACCACCACTAAATTCACCCCAGTTACTATTATTACCAGCACCAAAGTATATTACACTACCATCATAATGGTTTATGTAAGTAGCGTATCCACTACCAGCATCTAAGTGTAAGTTACCATTAGTTGCTGCTACTGATGCGAATGCACTATCAATATATCCGTTTCTACCATCACCACCAACTAAAAGATATGCTCCCCATGTGTTATTTGGTCCAAATAATGCACCACCTCTCATTCTTAGGGCGGTCATTCCTGTTGAGTTAGGGTCTATATAATATCCACTATCATTAGAATCATAGAATACACTACCATAAACAGACCCAGCAAAATATGCAATCGGAGAACCACTTTCTCTACCAATATATGCGAATTGGTTATTTCCAGTGGTATTATCCATAAAGCGAACATACGAATTATTATTGTTATCGTTTGAATCTACTCTTAAGATAATATCATTGAATGAGTTAATACTCATTGAATCACTAAAACTACCATTTAAATCAGTTGATGCTATACCGTGATTAGAATATGAATCATAAGATGCGTTCCAATCAAATGACATATAAGCCATTCGGGTCATATAAGCACTATATGTACCATAAGGTGCCCATATTGAATATTCAGAACCCACTCTAAATGAACCTTGTGCTCTAACATAGGCATCAACATAAACATTCTTAGAACCTCTAGAACGAATCCATGTACCATCAATCATGTACCAACCACCACCCCAGCCAAATCCTAATTCTTCATCTTTAAGGAATGTTGATGTACCTCTACCAAATACAATAGCATCATTATTACCAAGTAATTGAATAGAACCATTTACAAATACTCTATTATTTGTTATAGAACCGGCAGCTGCACTATTATCAGATGCAGTATATGAAAAGTCATAAGTTCCGATTCCTAAAAGACCGTTACTTCTTAAAAACATTAACGGAGATGTAACGCCATTTAAATTATTTGATGATGTACCCCACCAAAAACCACTACCAGCATCAGATGATGAATAGTCTGTTATTGAAAAGTGCATTGATTCACCGAATGTGTTTGCCACAGCTCCAGTGTATTCTTTAAATCCAATAAATCCATTTCTACCATTATCAGTAAACAACAAACCTTGCATAAATCCAGAAGAAGCACTTGTTGTTCTAAATTCTATATATTGATTTCCAGATGATTCAATTTGTAATAATGAATTACCATCGTAAGAAGTTGCTCCACTAGCAGTGCCACTATAAAGTTGTAATTTATTAAAAATAGAAGTTGATGCAAAATTACCATAAAA